CATTTGGGCGCGGTTGATCGCTTCCATCGCCTGGGCAAAGGATTTCGCTTCCTCAAGCAACGGGGATACATATTCAGGAGCTTTCGGGCCTTTGGGGCCATCACCGCCACCGCCACCGCCTCCACCGCCGCCCGGTGGGGTTGAGCCGCCACCGGTGTTATCGCCCACCATGCCGTTTAATGCTGCCCACGACGAAGCCCTCGCCCTTGCTGTTAAAATGGCTTCGCTTTGGCGGTCAACCTTCGCACGAGCATCAGCCGCATCTTTTTGCATCTGTTCGCCAATGCGCTTGGCTTCGGCAAAGTCAAACTTCATAACGGCCAAGGCCTGTTCGCCAAGTCCGGTAATTTCAAGGCCGATCTGCTCAACGACATAGGCCACATTCAAGCCAAGCACTGCCACGGTTTCGAATACAACCGCAATGCCCTCGGCGATGGTTTTCATGGCCGAGCCTTCACCGTCAACCTCATTCAGCGCTGTGGCAAGTTCAGACAGCGCTGGCAACAATTCAGTCACGATGGTGTTTTTGGCTCCGCTCAACTGGCCGTTTAATTCCATCATGTCTTTTTTCAACTGTTGCGCCGAGGCAATCGTTTCATTTGACATGACTTGACCGGTTCGCTCGGCCTGGTCGCCCAGTTCGCGCAACTCAGTGCCGCCGTTTCGAAGTAACGGAATCAGCGCTGTTGTGTCGCTGGCCATGCTTTCCAGATAGAAAGACATTTCGTCTTGAGAAAGATTGGCCTTCTCTAAACTGTCAACATACAACTGAAGCGCCTGGGGGCCGGACAGGTTTTTAAAGGCATCGGCAGTCATACCCACTTTAGGCGCGATTTGCTCAAAGAAATCCTTCATGCCACCGCCGCCGGTCTGCATGAACTCACCAACCTTTTCGCGGAAGTCCTTAAAAATGTCACCGAGTTTTTCTTGCTCAATGCCTACGGTGCGCGATGCGGCTGCAAACTTCTGGAATTCTTCTGCGCCAGCACCAGAAATGCGCGACAAGTTGGCAATCTCGTTTGCGTCGGTCAAAACGCTGTTGACCATCAAGCCAACGGCACCGGCAGCAGCAACGGCAGAAACCCGAATGGTTGATGACATCGCATCAAATGATTCTTGAATTGCTTTGGTGCGCTTCTTGGTGGATTTCTCGGCACGCTCCATGTCCGTTTCGAAGCTGCCTGTTTTTGCAAGAAGCGAAACCACAATACTGTTTGCCATCGTTATTCCTTTGAAATCCCAAGTGCTCGCATGGTTCTTATGTCAGCCGTGCTCAAATCTTCTTGCCACACAGGTGGTTGCAGCCATTGCAGGTATTCATCAATATCACCCCCGCCCATAGACCGAGCCACCAGTGCGGCTGGCCGGTGGTAGCGGTGAAAATCGTCGAAAGGTTCCTCGCGGTAGAATTGCAGCCACGAGTGGTATTCAGCCTGCGTGATCGTCGCTTGCAATTCGGAAACCGTTTTGCCAAGCGCCAGAGCTAACCGATGCCAGAATCGGCGCTCCGGCGTTAGTCGTTTCCCTTTGGGGCTTCGCTTCCATTGACCTCAAGCACCAATCGGAAAATGGCGTTCAGCGGCCCTGTTTTCAAAGTCATGGCGCGTTCAACGGTCATTGCAGGGGTTCCATCAGGGTTGCAAACGCAAGCAGCCAAAAGCCGTTGCGCTGCACCGTGACGAACTTCTGCATCTTCACTGGCTGAGTCTTGATGAAAGCGAATGAAATGCACCGCAGGCAATTCTTTGAAGTGCATCTTCACTTTCTTGCCTTTTGCTACCTCGACTTCACGTTCGTGCAACGTGTCCGAAGCAAACAGGGAATCATCGAGCATGGGTTACACCTTCCAAGTTGGAGTCACTGCACCGGAACGCTGTAGGGTCAATGTGCCGCGCACCACTTCGTTGGTTGCAATGTCGATGGCCACATCAGACACATAAGCGGAAAAGCCAAAGGATGTGCGGCCAGCGGGTGGCACAAATTCATCAGCCACGACTGTGGGCTGTGCGGTGCCATCGGACAAGCCAATCAGCCAAGACAACAAAACGCCGGACTCTTTCAAGTCGAACAAATCTTGTTGTGATGCCTCGGACGGCTTGAGAATGAAAGGCACACTGACCTGACCGGGATTGCCCAGGCCGCGCTCGAATGTGCGGTCTGTGGTGTTCTCCAAGCATGTGGTATCGATTTGATCAGCAGCGCCACCCAGACCAGTAATCCCGGTGGGGCATGCCATTTTCACAAAATCCACATCTGTGGTTGTTGCGTTGTTGATGAAAAACAGTTCTGTTCCTTGAGTCTTTACACCCATGATTTGCCCCTTTATCTGGCTAAAAAGTAATCACACTGAAGCGCAATCCGGTACAACCTTGTTTCCGTTTCGCGTTCATTCAAAAGCACGCCTGTCACATGAGTTTGTGTTTCAAGCGCATTTCTCACTGCGGTTGCGAGGGCCACTACACCCGCGCCTGTTTGGTGCCAGCAATCAACCTGCACCGTGTTCCTGTCAATGGATGGAGAGCCTTGCAACACGTTTTCCGGCGTGCCTGTCACTAAAAACCATGTGACATAGGGCTGTGTTACGTCTTGAGGCGCTTCGCCATGCGGATACACGCGCGTGCCGACAATGGCAGACACAGCAGGCGTGCCTGTCAGTAACGAATAAATTGGGGGGAGCATTAGCGGCCTCTGCGTTCCAGCTTCTTGATGATTCGGGAAATTGCTGCGTTCAACTCGGAAACCACTGTGTTAATTGCCTGTTGGCCTTTCATCTGCACCGCCGGGCGAATCCACGGCGTTGGCTTTTGCTGGCTTGAGCCATATTCCAAAAGGTGCGCGGTTTTCAGCGTAGTGACCGGCTTTCCTTGACGGTCTGGGTAAGTCTTGCGACGAACCCGAACCAGGTAACGCTCGCCCTTGGTCCCAATCGGTGCTTTACCACGGCTCACAATCACGTTTTTCAGCAACAGGCCTGTGCCCCGGTCATCGCCAGTAGACACATCGGCTGTGACTTGGTAAAGGTTCATCTGCGCTTGCTTTAAGATCACAACCGCGCCTTTTCTCAAAGCGGCTTTGACCGGCCCGCCCCGCTTGCTCACAATCTCAGGTGGCAGGCTTCGTAGTACGTTGAGCACATTGTCAACGCCTGTGATCTTTACATCGACTCTCACAGCATTTCGTCCTGGTCGCGCTCACTTGGCACGGCTTCACCATCCAAGGTGAATTGCGGCTCGTCGCCCTGCTCGTCATCGGACAAGGCCAGAATCAGCGCATCCAACTTGGCCTCAATTCGATCTAATTGGGTCATTCAAACCACCTCAAATGCCAGCCAAGTGTTTTTCACATGCACAATGTCTGCGCCTTCTTTGCACAGCTCATTGAGCGTTTCTGTAACTTGCACGGCTGGCAAACAATTGTCATCGTGGTAAATAATCACGCCGCCTTTGCGAATGATCTGCAATGCCAATGCGCGGTCATTCAATACACCTTGGCGCGAGTGGTCGGCATCAATAAACACCGCATCACACTGCGGAAGATCGTTAGCGCTCAAATCGAAACTGCCGCGCGGCTTCACAATCACTGAGAATCTTGAGTCGCCCAAAGCCAATTCACCAGGCACGGGTGGTATTTCCTTGCGCTGCACAGGCATGATGGTTTTATAGTCGGGCGTTACATCCACGCCAACGTAAAATTCCAGCCCTTCAATGTTTCGAAGCGCGGCCACCGCATTGCGTCCGGTATTCACCCCAAATTCAACAATAGGTTTTGGAGCCACGGATTCATACAAATGCAGCAGGCTTTCAAGTTCACCGGGGTGGAAGTAGCGTGTCGGCAAACCCTTGGTGTCATACTGGCGCGGGTTCAGCGTGACCGACTTTCTGTTTCGCTGCATGTGCAAAACTCCGTAATTTGTGAGCCTCAAGCTCGTTGTTTATTGTCTTATTGCAAGCGTGCGTTTTACTGAAGCACTCGCAAGGCTTAATTGGTGAAACCAAATAGTTGTTGTCTCTGCCGTGGTCGTACAGTCTTGGAGACTCATGGCCCCCAAAAACCGCCACAAGTTTGGCGTTCACCGCTTGGGCGAGAATCAACGAAAACCCAGGCGAACAAAACACCAACTCAGCCAATGAAAACAGCCCGGCAAGTTGCTCAAAACTGAGCTCACCGGCATGAAAACTCAAATCAGCACGAACCTCGTGCCCACTAATCCACTCAACACCGGGCACAAGATCGGCAATCGACACGACAAAGTAATCATCTGCAATCGCATCAAACAGCGCCTTGTAAGCGTCTTTGTCCGGGTTGCGGCTTGCACATCCATTCCACTCTTTGCGCTCAACCAGTGGGCGGTACACCATCACAGGCTTACCCTGTGTAGGCAGCATGTCGCGCACCTGGTCAACCCAAGACTCGGGAACCGGCAATGAGAAATCCGGGTTTGAAATGCTAAAGGGCTGACACATTGCAGACAAAAACGAGCCTTGCCGCCTGATTGAGTCGTGGCTGTAACCCACGCGCATGTTCACAGCCGATGGTGCAGCATGCTTGATAAATTTGGATTCCTCGCGCTCGGCATTTTTAGCCTGTGTGCGCAAACTCGTTGGCCGCTTGACAAACCGCAGCCGCTCGCCTGCCAAGTCGTGATACACACTTGGCCAAGGCGTTTCCAAATGCACCACGCCCGATTTCATCAAATGTCGAACCACTGCACGCTGGTGGATGTTGTCACCCAAGCCCAGCATTCCTTGTAACCTATACCCCAGTGG